TCGGTCTTGTTTTTGAGCTTCTTCTTTTACCTTGATATATAAATCCATATCAAGGTTTAAACATATTTTACCTTGTGGTTTAAACAGTTTTTCTACATCATTAAGCTCATTATACATATTCTTTTTTAAAGTCTGCTTAATGTAGCCTGTTACTGTTCTGCCTACGCTAGTAGCTTTATCTTTTAGACGAGCTTTTATTTCTTCTGTAACATAGAGAAATACTGTTTTTTTAGTATTTTTTGTAGGTGTTGGTATTGGTTTTTTAATTTTATCTTCGATCGGTTTTTTATCTGTGAAAAATTCCGATGCTACAGTGAACTTTTTATTTGCCATAATTTATTACCTCGTTAACGAAACTTTTATAATCTCGACCAGCATTACTATATTTTGCATAATCGAAAATATTTTGCTTTAAGTTTTGAGCTTCTGGAATAGCTACGCATTCTCTTATTTGCGTATCAAAAACTCTTGTTCCATAATCAACTGTTTTTATTTTTAAGTCTTCTAATATGTTTTGAGCTATTATAGTTCTAGCTTTAAATCTAGTTAGAAGAACACCCATTATTTTTACTTGCACCTTTTGTATTTTTTCTATCAAGATATTTATACCCTGTGCAGAAAAAGTATCTGCATGGGCAGTGATGATTATATAATCACTCGCACATAAAGCATTAATTGTAGTAATTCCAAGTGCTGGAGCTGTATCAATAATGATGTAGTCATATTTATCTTTTATGGGCATGAGTAAATCGTGCAAGATAAATTCATATCCTGCACCACCTTGAATTTTTACGATATCAGGCGAGCCAGCAATCATATCGTTTTGGATACACTCATCTACAGCTGTTTCTTCTGTGAGCATATCGAAAATATTATACTTATTATTCATGCAATTTTCTGCATTAGATAAATTGCATTGTGAATCTAGGTCAATTAGCAAGACTTTCTTTTTATAAAATTTTCTTAGTCCTGCTGCTAGGTTTTGGGCAGTAGTAGTTTTACCAACACCGCCTTTTTGGTTTACAATACTAATTATCATAATTCTACCACCTTTTTAATATAATTATACCATACAATTAATTATAAAATATAGTATTATTATATTTTATTTATAATATTTTTATAACAAAAAAGGATATTACCAGGGCATTAGTAATATCCTTTTTTTATTAAAGTTCATCAACAGCTGTAATTTTTACTTCAAAATGATTTTCTAATAATTCGTCAAATAAATCTGAACCATCAATTTCATCATTGTAATACTTTTCTACGATTGATTTAGCTTTTGCTTCATCTTCTTTATTTACAAAAACAAATTCTACCATTATATCATACGCTTCGTCTTCTTCTTTATCATAAAATGCGAATGATGGATTTTTATCTTCTACCAAGTTTTCACCATCTTCATAATCGAAAATAGATTTTCCACCTAGTTTTACCATTTCAGTGTCAATTGCAAATAAATCAATTGTTTCACCTAATAATTTTTTTGCTTCGTTAATAGTTTCTTGTTTGCTCATCATGATTAATTACCTCTTTTTGTTATTTATTTCTTGTAGTTCCTTACTACACTTATATAATACCATATAAATAATATAATGTCAATAGAAAAATAATATAAAAATACCATAAAAATAATATAAATTTAGAATAAAACACAATATATAGTATTTTTGGCAGAGTCAATCAAACTCGGTCAAATTTTTGATAAAATCCATTTAGAGAATACATATTTTTGGCAAAATAAAAAAGGTAGATACTAGATATTGTGTTTCTAGCATCTACCTTGATATTTTTACTTCCTATTTCTTACAAAATATGAAGTTAAATGTTTCACGTGGAACACTATTTATTTATTTCTTTTTTTAAGGCATCTAAAACTTTATATAGTATGGATAAAATATGGTAAAAACATGCTATACCGACAAATGCTAAATATGCTAAAGCATAAGTTAGATTATTTAAAAAGGTGATATCGTCCCAATCAGAAAATAGATTTATTATTAGAATAGATACTACAAATATGATACCAAGTATTATTAAAAATTTAGGAAAAAATAAATCTTTATCAGTATATAATCTTTTATTTGTTACGTATTCATAAAATTTTTGTTTTTGTTTATACATGATGAAAGTCCTCTTTATTAGTTTGGATAAATGCTTTCTATTGCTTTGTATGCAAAGTCCTTTAATTGATTTAAAGATATACTACTATCATAAAAAGAAATAAAACAAGAATAAACTCTACCATTTTTATAATAATATGTCTTTATTTCTTTAGTATTATTGGTATTTCTTAGTATATAAATAATTCCATTTTTTATAGGTATTTTTTCTATATATATAATATTATTAAACTTGTTTTTTATATTGTTTTCCCATTCATTTAAAAAGTTTTTTGAATTTACGTTATAAGGAACATAGAATATGTCATGGATATTAAAGTACTCATTGTTTTCTGATTCTAAAAAATAACTGCTATAAAAAGGCGTTGTTATTATTATACTAGAATATCCAAGGCTTATTTCTGTAGTTAATGGTGATATATCCCAAAATACTGTACAATTTTCAGTCTTTATTTTAGTACTAGCAAAAGATGTTGGGATAATGATAAAAAATGATAATATTAATAAAATAATACTTTTTTTCATGGCAATACTCCTTTTTGTTTTATTATATAACTTTAATATAATATAGTAAATTTTAAGAAAATTGTAGACAAATATGTAAAATAATGGTATAGTTAGTAGAAATTAAATATGTGCAAAATCGAAGTTTTATTATTTACAAAAACAATTATTGTGATGCAAGTTATACCACCTAGATTATATGCAAATCTGGGTGGTATTTTTACATAATAGGAAAGACCACCATTATAGGTGGTCTTTTTTTATGCCCTTTTTTCTGTGGAACTGTTTGTAGTATTTGTAGTAGTGGAAACTTGATATGTTCCTTTTTTCTCTGTTACCTTAAGTTCATCAGCGACTTGATTAAGCTTTTCGTCGTAAGTTTTTTCTTCATCAGAAGGACTTACCATAGCTTTTAAAATAGAAACAAAATTTTTACGCTGAATTTTAGGAAGATTTATATAGCTTTTTATAATTGATAATTCATCTTCATCTAAATCGAATTCTTTTACTAGGTCATTTAGCAAATTTTGTTCTGTACTTTTAAGCATTTCACCAGCTCCATATAATAACCATTCTTTATTAATAGAATAGATATCACAAACATGGTCTATTAATAAATTCTTTATTGGAGCTCTACCTAATTCAATATTAACAACTACACTTCTAGTTATACCAAGTTTTTTTCCAAAATCGTCTTGATTTAATTGGTAATATTTTCTTATTTCCTTTATACGCTCTTTTATATTTTCATCTAGCATATTAACACCTCCTTGTATATATTATCATATATTTAAAATGTGTTGTCAACACAAAATAAAAATAATAAATATTCAAAATGTGTTGACAGCACAAAAAATATTTATTATAATGTGTTTAGGATAAATTCAAATGTGTTAATAACACAAGGAGTGATATTATGAAAAATCAAGATTTAAATGAAATAAAAAAAGAACTATTAGAAGATGTAATTCCTAATCTTAAAAAATATAAGGAACAGGGAAAAGATATGGTTCTTCTTAAAGGTATTGCTATTGGTTTAAAAATAGCTAAAGAAGAAAAAATTGCATGAGGTTTATTTTTAGTTAAAAAAATGCAAGTAGATATATAGAGAGATTTTGAGATAAGTTATATATCTACTTGCAGAAATAAAGAAAGCTTTGTCTTGGTTATTATAACACTTATTTTAATAACTATGGTTTTATTGAGTAATACAAGCCCAGCAACGCACCCAAACCCTATCTCTAAAAAGTAAAAAAGTAAATATAAATTTGCTGGGCTTGTCTACTTAATAAAAGGAGTGATGATTATGTACAGATTAGGATATGGAAAATTAATGAAGGTAAAATAACTTCGCAAGATTGTACATAATTATGGAATATTATTGGCGGTGCAGTCTTTGGGAATGCATGCAGAGAGGAAGATTAAATATGGATTTAAAAGAGTTAAAAGAAGTGGCAAAGCCACTAGTCAAATATCTTAGAGAAAATGGAAATACGCATCAGAAAATCATTATCGACCAAATGTCGGTAAAAATCATTTCTGATGATGTATTTATACCAATTGTAGAAGTTAATAAGCTTTAAAAAAATAGAAAAGTAAAATCTTTATCAGGTCTTTTTTAAAAGGGGTTCTCGCCCCTTTTATGACTTGATAAAGATATTATTTTAATAATCATGCAGTACATATTTATATAAATAAAAATACATAAAAAATAAAAGAAAGGAGTAAGCAATATGTCTTATGTTAAGAAACAGACAAGTATAAATAATAATAATATCTTGGAGATATATTACACCAAGAAATTACCTGTAAAGAATAATATAAGAAGCCCAAAAATGGGACTTACTCCTTTGGCACAAGAAGAAGTAAACAACAAGAATTCTATAAATTTGTTAAGGCTTCTTATTCTAAATAATTTTGGTGATGGGGATTTATTTCTATCTCTAACTTATAAAGATAAGAAAGAGGAAAATAAAAAAGAACCGACACCAGAAGAAGCAAAAAAGCATTTGGCTAATTTTAGGCAGAAGCTAATTCGTTTCTATAAAAAGAAAAATGCTGTGGTGAAGTATATATTTTGTACGGAATGTACTTCAAAACAGCAGAGAATTCACCATCATTTGCTTTTAAAAGTTGAAGGCTGTGAGGTAAATCCAACGGATATAAAAAATCTTTGGGGTCATGGCTTCGTATCTGTAAAAATCTATGGCGGACAAATAACAGATGCCGAAGACCTCGCAAATTATATGGTAAAGAAAAATAGAAATGCTTTCTTTACTGCTCCAACTATATATAAAAAAAGGTACAACGCTAGCAAAAACTTGCGAAAACCGCAGGTTACTAGCGTTATTGTGCGTAGGAAATATTGGCTAAGAGAACCAAGAATTCCAAAAGGATACATGCTGGACAAAAACAGTCTTATAAATGGTATTTATACATTCGGTAACGGAGAAAGCGATTATGAATACCAATTTTACAGACTAATAAAAATTGATAAACCTACAAGGCGAATAAACTTGCAGGAAAAAATGGAAGCTAAAAGACTCAAAAAAGAAATCTACTTTACACAGGATTTAAACAAAGTAAATTTCTTAATAAAATACAAAAAGCCTAGAAGCAAAAGCAATACGAGCTAATTTGCTCTAGGATTTACTTTACAAAAAAAATAAAAAATGAGGTGAACATGATGAGTGATGTATTAGACAGAGAAAAATCTTGGAAAGGGCGAGTAAAAGTAGTAATCTGCAAAAACTGTGGAAAAATTTTTGAAACGAGATGTTTGAATAGAATTTATTGCAGTGATAAATGTAGATATGAATATAGGGGAATAGTAAAAGCGGAAAAAATAAAAAAGCTTAAAGAGCCAAAAATAAAAAGAATGGATATAGTTTCTGCTATAGCTAAAGTAACAGGATTGCATTATGGAATTTTAAATTCTTTATATCCAAATATAGAAAAAATACTAGCTAAAGCAAAATATGAGCAAAGCATCGGAAATGCTAAGCCATTAAAACAAGATGAATATAGAAAAATAAATATATCCAAAGAGCATACATCGTGCTTTTTGTTGGGGTGTTGATATGAAAAAAGTATTATTAATTGATATTGATAGCCATAATTTCCCCAACTTATCGCTGATGAAGTTATCGGCATTTCTTAAACAAAATGATAATGATGTTGATTTTATAAAACTTACAAAAGCTGATAAAACTGCAATACTTAATGGTCAGCCAATGTGGTTTGATAATGAATATGACAGTATATATGGTGCTTGTGTTTTTACAGATAATAGAAATGTAGCGATTAAACTTCATGGTATGGGCGTGATGATAGGTGGAACAGGTGTCAGTGATATTGATGATAAAAATATCATTAAAAAATTAGCACCTGAAATAGAACATATATATCCAGATTATGAATTATATGATGAGTTTAAAGATATAGCATATGGTTTTCTTACTCGTGGTTGTCCTCGTAGTTGCCCTTTCTGTATAGTTAGCGGAAAAGAAGGAAATAAATCAATCAAAGTAGCTGATTTATATGAGTTTTATGAAGACCAATCTATTATAAAATTGTTGGATCCAAATATACTTGCGTGTGATGAACATATTAATCTACTAGAACAATTAGTAGAGAGTAAAGCATGGATAGATTTTACACAAGGCTTAGATGCAAGATGTACAAATTTGAGCAATCTAAAACTTATTCAACAAATGAAGATAAAGATGATACATTTTGCATGGGATAATCCTAGAACAGAAAAAATGAAAGATTATCTATATTTCATTAGGCAAAACTTAAATTATCGACCAGAAAAAATGAGAGTTTATGTACTAACTAATTACTGGAGTAGTTTTGATGATGATTTAAACAGGGTTTATTGGCTTAGAGATAATGGATTTGAACCTTACGTAATGATATACGATAAACCAAATGCTCCAAAGAATGTAAAGAAATTACAACGATATGTAAATTGTAAATACATTTTTAAAAGTATTGATAGATTTGAAGATTATTATTCAGGTAACTGGAAATACAAAAAGGAGTGATGATATGGGATACATTTTGATGTTTATGTTTGGCGGATTTATGGGAGTGTTATTGATGTGTTTAGTGCAGGTGAATAAGGAGAAATGAAAATGATACAAGAAGCAATAAATAAAACAAGAGAATATATAAAGTATAACTATATAAATACAGATGTTTATAGATGTAGAAGATATAATATAGCTTTAAATGAAATAGTTAAAATAGAAAAAGGTCAATATAAAGAATTGAAAAATAGAATTTTAAACTTAAATAATAAAATTCTCGAATGTATAAGTAATCACGAAGATGAATTTTATTGTCTTGATAAGTTTATAAAACAGATACCTATGTTTTATAAATATTTTGATGAATATGGAATAAAGTTTACAGAAGATATGAAAGTTATTCAATGTATTCTTGTTTATCATATGTATGCGTTAGGCGAATATATAGAAGATATAGATGTTGATGAAATGAAAAATAATGATAATAAGATTTTGCATAGAACGATTTTATTTAGAGGTAAAGTTTCTGGATATGATGAACCAGGATATGAAAAAGGAGAATGGGTACATGGTTCATTATTTATATATGATGGAGAAACTTATATTTTTGACTATGGTACAAATGACAAAATAAAAGTTGATAGTAATACAGTTAGTCAATATGTAATAACAGATTATTATGGTGAACAGATATTTGAGGGAGATATTTTATTAATAGATGATGAATATTATGGAATAGTAGAATATGAAAATGAAAGTTGTGGTTTTTTGGTAAGAAGCTTTAGTTTAACAGAAAGTCTTGAGTCTTTAAGTAATATTGAATTATGTGGCAATAAATGGGATACAAAATATTTAATGAAGAGGATAGAAGAATGAAAGATAAAGAAGCGTTTGTATGCCCATATTGTAAACAATCAGAAGGATTTAGGTCTGAACAATCTATGAGAAGTATACAAAATTTATGGTTTGATGAATTTGGCGAAGAAGTTGATGGAGATATGGAATATACAACTGTATACAAAGAAAAATTCTATTGCTCAAGCTGTGATAGAGGTATAACAAAAGCAGTTAATAAGTATTTAGGAAGAGATAAAGATGAATGAATATATTGCAAAAGTAAGTGTAATCAGAACTAAAGAAAAAAGAGTTGTTAAATATACTGTAGTACAAAAGGCTAATAGTATATCAGAAGCAGAGAAGATAGTAAAAAATAAGTTTATACAAAATGAAGGCACAGGCTGTGTTTTTGTGAAAGAAGTATTGAAGAAAAGTGGAGATAGAAATAATGAAATTAGTATATGAATATAAAAATATAATTCAAGGTGTTATCCCTGGAACGGAAAAAATGTTGAGGTCGCTTGTGATGTGCATGAGCAATACAAATATGATAGATAAAAAGAAAGATGATAAATTCTTTTTAGTAAATGATAATGGCACAAGAGAGGAAGTATTTGCAAAATGAGTATATTTAAAAACATATGGAATAAGATAAGAAGCAAAAAAGATAATGGGGTAGATAGCAATATCCCGAATACAACAAGAGAGGAAGAAAAAGACATGAGTTGCAAAAATACTTTTTATGAAGAAGGTAATGGCTTTATGTGTGATTTGACTAAAAGTAATTGCCCTTATCTAAAACCAAACAAAGAAACTTGCGACATTATGGGAAAAAGAATAGTTGAAGTACAGATAGAAGAAGATGCAATACCTAATAATAAAAATAATCCTAAGATAAGATATACAACATTGAACAAATGCTTTTTCTTGAGGGCGAAAAAGAAGCATTATAAATTAAATATAAATATAAAGAGAATAGAAGAAATAATAAATGGGTGAATTAAATAAAGATAGATAGTATATTATGAGTTTGGCAGAGGAAACTAACATGAATATAAATTACAACAAGGACAAGAGTGATGAGCTTAGAAGTAGAATAGTTAGCAAAATAAAAGAAACAGGAATGGATATAAGAACACTAGCAAATATTAGCAAGGTAAATTATTTTGGACTTAGGTTTTACTTATTAGGTAGAAATGATATGCGTGCTGGTGATGTAAGTGCATTGTGCGAAGTTTTAGGAATAAATTTTATAAAAAAATAAATAAAAAACCTCTTTACTTTTTTGTTGACATTTTGGAAGCTAAAAACAGTAATGGTTAACCGCTACTAGTAATTTAATATTGGTAGCGGTTTTTTATATCTAGGAGGTGTTTATGCCAGCAACAAAATCTTTATATCAATATCAGTTTTTCGATAAAAATATAAAGATTAAAAATAAGTCTGATAAAAATAAATGGCTAAATGAATATGTATTGTGTGGCTCTGTAACAGACACCTGTAAAAAAAGAAAAATATCACGAACTACTTTTTATAGTTGGCTTAGAAATGATGAACTATTTAGAAAAGCATATACGCAAGAAGCAAGACCAATGGTTACATCACTACTAGAAGATGAAGCTTATAGAAGGGCAGTAAAGGGAATTAATAAAGGCATCTATTATAAAGGCGAAGAAATAGCGACTGAAAAAGAATACTCTGATACTTTGCTACAGATGTTACTTAGAGCTAATTGCCCAGAAAAATATAAGCAAGTTGTGGATAGCACTGTTAAGACAGATATAACTGTAAAAAATGAAAACTTAACAGACGCTTTGGCGGAAAGGATAAGAAAAGCAGATGAATGATTTTGAGATAAAAACAAAAGATGAATTAAATTCTGCTTTGGATTTTTTGGCACGTTTTACCAATGACCCAGTAGGATTTGTGAAAGCAGCGTTTGACTGGGAACATGACCCAACGCTAAAAGGAAAATCACCGCAAGAATGGCAACTTGATATATTGCAGGATATAAAAGATAACTTACTCACTACTAAAACAGCTATAAGAATAGCAGTATCTAGTGGACATGGTATCGGTAAGTCTGCTTTGGTGGCATGGATTTTATTATGGTCCATAACTACTTATCCAGATAGTAGGGCAGTAGTTACAGCAAATACAGATAGCCAGCTAAAATCTAAAACATGGCCAGAAGTTCAAAAGTGGTTTCATAAATTTATTTTAAAAGATTTGTTTATCTGTACGGCTACTACACTTACTACAAAAGAATTTGCTCATCAAAAAACGTGGCAAGCAAACGCTATACCATGGAGCAAGGAAAATTCCGAAGCTTTCGCAGGTCTACACAATCAAGGGAAAAGAATTTTGCTTGTTTTCGATGAAGGTTCAGCGATTGAAAACTTAATCTGGGAAGTAGCAGAAGGTGCTTTAACAGATAAAGATACACAGATTATCTGGTGTGTTTTTGGAAATGGTACAAGAAATACAGGAAGGTTTTTTGAGTGTTTCCATAAGCATAGAAATCTTTGGAAATGTAGGCAAATAGATAGCCGAACTGTAGATATATCTAATAAAGAACAGCTTCAGCAATGGGTTGACACTTATGGTGAAGATAGCGACTTTGTCAGAGTGCGTGTACGAGGCTTATTCCCTAATGCTAGTGAATACCAGTTTATACCTAGGAAAATCGTTGATGAAGCAAGCAAAAGAAAAATACTTGAATATCAAGTATCGTTTGCACCTGTGATAATTGGTGTTGACCCTGCATGGACTGGCGGAGATACAACGGATATTTATTTAAGACAAGGGCTATATTGCAAACTGCTAGGCGAATATCAAAAAAATGATGATGATATGCGAATGGCTAACATTATAGCTAAGTTTGAAGATGAGTATAAAGCTGATGCCGTAAATATAGATTTTGGCTATGGTACTGGTATCTATAGTGCAGGTCTTAGCATGGGCAGAAGTTGGAATTTAATCCAGTTTGGTTCTAAAGCGGATAAGAAAGGATTTGCCAATAAGCGTGCAGAGATATGGGGAGAAACAAAGCAGTGGTTAATAGATGGCGGGGCTATCGAAGATGACCAACAATTAAAAGATGATTTAACGTCCCCAGAATACACGATAAATAGTAAAGGCGAAATCTTACTTGAAAGTAAAGAATCCATGAAAAAAAGAGGATTGGCTTCACCAAACAGAGCAGACGCATTAGCACTTACATTTGCAATCAATGTTGTTAAGAAAAGCCAAAGAATAACAAAATGCAATACAGATTATGACCCATTTGCAGACTTTTAATCTTTAGAAAGAAGGTGAAAGATATGTGTACAGGCGGAGGCGGTACAACAACTACAGTACAAAAATCAGACCCATTGCCAACTCAAGTAACAGATGTTACTACATCTACTACATCAGCCCAGCAACAAGCAAATACTAAACAACGTAAAAAACGTGGTATTTCTTCTAACTATTTAAGTGCAGATAGAAATACTACTCTCGGCGAATTAGTAAGTAATGCTACTGGCAGACAAACATTAGGGTGATGAAATGTTAAATCTACAATCTATAGTAAATTCATTGGTTAATGTAAATGATGTAGCTACAAGACTTAAGCTGGACAAAAGAAGATATAAGCAGAAAATAAAACAGCTAGAATCTGCAAGATATGATTATGAAAAAAGATGGAAAAATATAAGAGATTATCAACTGCCACATATAGGATACTTTGATGATACGGAAGATAGTACGAACTATGCTCGCCGTCGTGATACCAAAATTTATAATGGGGTGGCATGGGAGTCAAATATAATTTTCGCATCAGGTTTGATGAGTGGATTAACACCACCATCACGTCAATGGTTTCGATTAGCTTTCACAAATAGAGAGCTAAGCGACAATTCTAATTTTGGGGCAATACTTGACCAAAGGCTTGAAATATTAAATGACGTACTAAATAAATCTAATTTTTACAATGCAATACATTCTGATTATCTTGAAATCGCTTTTGGTCAAGCGGTATTGTCTATTTTCCCAGACTCTAAAACAGGTGTACATTTTGTGCCATATACCATAGGTACGTATTATATCGAGCAGGGCCCAGATAGAAATGTAAATACTATACTGGTAAAAACAAAAATGACAGCACTGCAACTGCAAGATAAATTCGGTATTGAGGTATTGCCACAGATAATACAAAACAATTTAAAAAATAATCAATCGGTAGATGCTAAATATACTGTTAACTGGCTTGTAGAACCTAATCGCATGGCAGATGCCAATAAAATAGATAAATTTCACATGCCGTTTATTTCTGTATATTGGCTAGATGAAGCCGAAGAAAATGAATGGTTGAGTATTGGCGGATTTCAGGAGTTCCCTGCTCCTGTAGCTAGATATCTAGTCAATGGCAATGAAACGTATGCTAAAGCACCTGGCTGGTTTGCAGAAGCAGATAATAGGTCATTGCAGGTATTAGAAAAAGACGATTTAGTGGCGGTGGAATTAGGAGTAAAACCACCAATGCAAGGCAGTGCAAATACAGCAATGAAAGGTGTCAATCTCGCTCCAGGTAGTTTCAATGTGACGGAAACAGAAGACGGGATAAAGCCATTATTTCAAGTCGGTGTCAATTTACAGCATCTACATGAAAAAATACAACAGTTAGAGGAAAGAGTAAAACGAGCTTATAGTGCAGATTTGTTCCGTATGTTTACACAAGCTCAAAATGATAAAAATATGACAGCTCGTGAAACAATAGCAAGAACACAAGAAAATTTGCAACAATTAGGCCCTGTAGTCGAAAGATTACAATTTGAGTTTTTAAGTCCAATAATCGAACGTGTCTATAATATCCTAGACCGTGCAGGGATTTTCCCACCAATTGAAGACCCTGACATGCAAGAAATCTTAAATGGTGAAGAAATAAAAATTGAATATATCTCACCACTCGCACAAGCCCAGAAAATGAGTGGACTTGTCAATATCGAGCAGGCTTATGCATTTGTAATGCAACTAGCACAAGGCGATCCAAATATACTACACAAATTTAATTTTGTGGAAGCGTTAAATCGTTATTTTGAAATGCTAGGGGCACCATCTACAATTCGTCGCACTGATGATGAATACAATCAGATAATGCAAGGATTGCAACAGCAGGCACAAAAACAAGAAGCGGAACAAAATGCAATGAATATGATACAAGCAGCAGTTCCAGCGGCACAAGCTGCTAAGAATGCAACCGAAGCGGCAAACGACGGAAATCCAGCACTTCAACAATTTTTGGGGATTGGTGGAACATGATGGATACAGCAAAACAAAAGGTAATAGCTCAAAAGTTATTAGAAAATGATATAAGTGCCATAAGTTACATGTTGGAACAACCACAAGGAAGATATTTTTTATCATGGTTGTTTGCATACTGCAAAATAAATACAACTACCTACAGTATTTTAAAAGCGAAAATGCTTAAAAATGAAGGTAAAAGACAAATAGCACTTGCCACTTATAACTCAATTTATGAGTTGGCCAAAAAAAATAAACAAGTGGCCAAGAATTTTGAATTGATGGAAACAGAAAACCAACGACCAAAAAATATTATTAAGTATCTTAGAAACAAGCTAGGCGAAAAAAGAAGATTAAAAGAGGCTATGGACTATATACTTAACGATAAAAATGGACGTTGGTTCCTGGCAAGATTATATAATTATTGCCACATAACAGCCTTACCTTATGCAGATATCACCAAAACAGATTACCTGTATAAATGGGAAGGCGAAAGACAAGTAGCGTTTTGTCTAAACAAATTAATAACAAAATTTAACCAACTACAAAAGAAGCAGTTAGCCATAAATGAATATGAACAATATAAAACATATCTATCAAGTTTAATAGATGTAGATAAGGAATGGTAAAAATGAATAATTATATTAGCGTAAAAATAGTGAAAGCAGAACCTTGTAAGGCATGGAAAGACTTCAAAGGTCATAAAGAAGGTGATGAAGGATATAAAATTTATTATCCTGATGGTTATGTATCTTGGTGTCCTAAAGATATCTTTGAAGCCCAGTATTTAGAAATGCAAAAAGAAGATACTGTAACACAAGAAGATGTTAATAATTTCATTGATAAAGTAGAGTCTTGCCAAATAGGAGAAAAAACAACTATTACACAGGTAAAATTAAAAAATAATTTTACGATAGAAGAAACAAGCTCACCGATAGATGCTAAAAATTTTGATATGAAAATTGGTGAACAAATCTGCATGAAGAAAATAGAAAATAAAGTATGGGATTTTTTAGGCTTCTTATGGTTATGTGCTAAATGTGGATTTAAAGGGGATAAATAAAATGGATAATTTTGATTTACAGCTATTTGCTGAAGATGTTGGCGGAGTAGAACCTGCTACTAGTGATAATGGCAGTGGTCAAGGTGGCACTGAACCTAATACTACAATTCTTGGCGGTATTGGCACACAGACAAATCAAGACCCAGCACAGCCACCGACATCAAAAACAGATGATAAAGACGATAATACGCAAGGGGCTACTGTACCTGAACAATACGACTTCACAAGTATTATTCCTGAAGGTGCAATGCTTGATGAAACAGTTAGCAATAATTTTGCCGAGATTGCTAAAAGTTGCAATCTAACGCAAGAGCAGGCTAATAAAATCGGTAGCTTTGGTATTGAGTATGCCCAGCAAGTAGCCCAACAAATTGAAGCACAACATGAACAAACTATACAAGGCTGGGCAGAACAAGCCAAGCAAGAACTTGGCGGACGATATCCAGAGTATTTGTCTAGTGCAGGTAAGGCAATCGAAGCATTGACAAGAGTAAATCCACAGACTAATCAAGCACCTATACCAAACCTAGTGAACTTTTTAAATGAAACAGGTGTAGGAAATCGTATCGAAGCTATACAGCTATTAGCCTATATGGGAAATCTAGTCGGTGAAGATACTCCAAGAGTAGAAGGTACTGGCGGAGTAGGAGGAAAAACAAATTTATATCCAAATACAAATTTTGATATGTATAAATAGGAGTGATGAAAAATGGCAGTATTAGGAATGGAAGCGTTAACGCTTGCAGATTATAGAAAACGAATTAATCCAGATAATAGTGTAGCGGATATCATTGAAGCTTTAGAGGGAGTTAATCCAATTGTAGATGATGCCGTTTGGATTGCAGGTAATTTAAAAACAGGTAATAGAACAACTGTCCGTGCTTCTTTACCAGAACCAAGCATTAGACTTATTAACCGTGGTGTAAAAAATTCTAAATCTACAACTAGACAGATTGAAGATACTTGTATCATTTTAGAAGACCGTTCTGAAGTTGATACAGAAATGATTGCATTAGCAAGTCCAAATGGTGAAGCTTTTAGACATAGTGAAGATAGAGCATATGTACAAGGTTTTGCAAATTCAGTAGCAAAAAATATGATTTATGGAGATACTTCAATTAATCCTTTTGAATTTAATGGTTTATCTGCTCGATACAATATTTGTGGTGGTGAAAAAAATACAGCAGGATATCAAACTGTTTCTGCTGGAACACCTGGTTCTGGCACAAATACAAGTATTTATATTGTAGGTTGGGGACAGCGTAATACTGTAGGTATTTATCCTCAAGGTTCTAGTGCAGGATTAAGCCAAAGGGATTTAGGCGAGCAAGACGCAACAGATGAAGAAGGTAATAAATTTAGAGCATTAACAACTTTATTTACATGGAAATGTGGTTTATCTGTTCAAGATATTCGCTCTAATGCACTTTTACGAAACATTGATGTATCAAAACTTGATACTTTAACTAGTGCACAATCTCTTGAATTTATGAAAAAACTTGTAAAAACTAAAAATACTATTCGCCAATTAGATAATAAAAAGATTAAATACAAAATGTATGTATCTGATAATGTTTATACTTTTATGGAAAATTATCAATTAGATAAAAATAATGTATATGTATCAGTGAAAGAAGTAATGGGACAACCACCGACTATGTATTTTAGAGGAATACCAGTTGAAAGATGTGATGCTATCTCGGAAAAAGAAGCACAAGTAGCTACAGCATAAAGGAGTGAATAAAAATGATTTTTGATGGTGAGAATTTATTTTTTAAAGAAAAAGCGTTATCTAATTCTGCTTTAGAATCAGATGTTATTAGTTATGGTACAGGCGAAGCAGGAGAGCCACCATGGGTGGTATTTATGACATCAAATGCAGGTGGTGGCAGTAGCTTATCTACTGTGATTGAAACAAGCGATAAATCAGATATGTCTAGCCCTACAGAGCTTGGAACATTTACAGGTACATCTTTTAAGGTGAAATTACCAAAAGGAAATAAAGGATATTTAAGACTTAAATCTACTTGTGATTATACAAGCGGTACAGTAACAGCAGGCTTAGTATTAGATGTAGATACAGCATGGTAGAGAAAAATGAATAATACAGATATATGTAATCTGGCACTTAGTTATTTAGGCAATCAAGGCATATTAAGTATCAATGATAATACGCAAACAGCTAGACTTTGCAAGACACATTATGAACATTGCAGAAGAATTGTTTTACGCAGTTATACATGGGGATTTGCGAAAAAAGTTGAGCAGTTGGCACAGGTTGATGAAAAGGTAGCAGGCTGGGGATATGTATACGCATATCCTCAAAAATGCTTAGGAATAAGATTTATATTTCCTGAAGAACTAGCAAGAGTAAAATCTGCAAAAAGAAGTGAATTTGAAACTGTATGCCTTAGTGATGATACACAGGGCATAGCTACAGATGTACAAAATGCATGGTGTGAATATACATATGATTTGACCAATACAGAAAGATTTAGCGAAGAATTCATTGAAGCACTAGCAAGGCTTTTGGCAAGTCATATGGCTATAGAGCTTACAGGAAATACAAATATACAGGCTAATAATTATCAGCTGTATCAAGTGGCTTTGAATTCGGCAAAACTTGCAGTAGCACAGGAAGTACAGCAAAAACCTAGATGGCCACTAAAATATGCTAATGCTAGATTTTCAGATTAATGAGGTGAAATAATGGCAGGACCTAATAATTTTTATGTAATACAGCCAAATTGTGCTGGCGGTGAAATTAGTCAAGACGTTGCAAGTAGGATAGATTTAGATAAATATTCTATGGCATTACTACAAGCAGAAAATGCAGTAGTACGTCCTTATGGTTCTGTACAAAAGCGAACTGGAACGATTTTTTGTGGAGAAACTAAGTATGCCGACAAAAAATCTATTCTAGTTCGCTTTGATTTTACTGTAGAGCTTTCCTATATGTTAGAAATTGGCTACAAATATATTCGCATATGGAAAGGCAATACATACTTGAATAAGGAACTTGCAACGCCATTTGAAGAAGCAGATTTGCCAAATTTAAGATTTGTACAATCTGTAGATGTAGTTTATATCACCAGTGGAAAATATCAAGTCAAAAAGCTTATGCGATATGCAGAAGATGATTGGCGAATTGAAGATATGGAATTTTACCCACCTGCTTTTGGTGATTTAAATAAAGATGAAGATAATTACCTTACACCGTCAGGCACAACAGGAACGATAACCATAACAGCTACTAAAGATACTTTCACAGCAGATATGGTAGGCGACTGGATAAAAATAGAGCAACGCATCACAGGTAAGACAGTAACGCAAAAAACAACAGGTACATCAGGAAATATTGCCGTTGGTGATACCTGGAAAGTAATCACTCATGGGACATGGACTGGTAGCGTTACTATAGAAAAATCTATAGATAATGGTGATACATGGCTACAAGAAAGACAGTATACAAGTAGTGATGACTATAATCCTACAGAAAGCGGAAGCGTAGAAGAATACTGCTTGATGAGATTGGTCTTAAATATAACGAGTGGAAGCTGTACAGCAGATTTATCTAGCTATCCATATACACATACTGGATATGCAAAAATAACGGAATATACAAATGCTAAGCAGGTAAAAGCACAGGTACAAGATAGTATAAGTGTTTTAGGCTCTACTGAAAAAACAATTGATTGGTATTTATCTGCATGGAGCAAACAAAATGGATATCCAATGTGTTGTATGTTTTTTCAAGATAGATTAGTATTTGCAGGCTCTACGGCTAAGCCATCACGTATTTGGCTTAGTAGGACAGGAGATTATGGAAACTTTTCTGTAGATAAAGAAGCAGGAACTGTAACAGATGATAGTGCCATAACAGCAGATTTGATTAACCTTAAAGCATATACCATCAAACATGTAGACGCAGGCAATGATTTGATGGTAATGACAGAAGGAAATGAGTGGAGTATATCTGGCGGTGAAACAGTAACACCGACTAACATCACCCCACGAAATCAGCAAAACTATGGCTGTAATGATACTATTCCTGTGCGTGTGAGCAATAGAATTGTTTATGTACAAAGACGAGGTAGCATAATTCGAGATATGGGATATAGCTACGATACAGATAGCTATATTGGCATGGATTTAACTCTACTTGCAAAACATCTTATTCGTAATCACGAGATAAGCTATAGCACTTTTACACAAGAGCCTGATAGTGTGCTGTACTTTGTTCGAGATGATGGAGTTTTAATTTGCTTAACTTATGTACCTGACCAAAAAGTATACGCATGGTGGCATATAGTAACAGATGGAAAAATAGAAGCTATAACATCTACAGCACAAGCAAATAATGATGTTATCTATGCAGTAATCAATCGCACTATAAATGGGCAGACAAAAAGATATATAGAGCAATTTGTCGTGGAAAATAACAGCACATATCAGCAGGACCACATCATGACAGATTGCACGAAGACATATTCTTTTGAAGAAGCAACAACTGAACTTACTGGACTTGAATATCTTGAAGGAAAAGAAGTCTATGTAATGGCTGATGGTTATTTGCTAGATAAAATGACTGTAGCTGAAGGTAAATTAAATTTACCAAAACAAACTAAAAATGCTTATGTAGGACTACCTTATACCATGATAATTGAACAGCCTAATTTTGATATGACAACGCAAGATACAGGCACAATGCAGGCAAGAAAAAAAGCAGTACAAAAATGTATCTTACGTTTACAAAATTCTTATGGTGGCTATGTAGGAGCAAATAAAGATTGTTTAGATGATATACGATATGACAATGAGTACATGCAAATAGATGATGAAAGCAAAATACTTTATAGCGGAGATTTAGAAATCCCTATTCGTGGCGGATTTAATAATGAAGGAAGAATATATATAAAACACGATACACCATATTCTTTTAGTGTATCAGCAATAATAAGGAGTGTTACCCTTGGCAGTAGTCAATAATTTTAATTTTTTACGATGTAAAAAACATGAAGAAAAATTCTTGAATGAATTTTTGAAAGATATGAGAAAAGCAGATATTGAAGAAATATCTGCTCTAAGAAATGATATCCATAAAGAACTAGAAGAAAGTTTAATGAATAGTAGTGTAGCTATAAAAGTATTAAGCCCAGATGATAAACCATTATGTATCTATGGTGTAACTAAAATCAAAGGTGTTGAAGGATATTTAATATGGTGTGTAGGCACAAATGAACTAATGAAGTATAAAAAAAGCTTTGTGAAGATGAGTAAACATATATTAGGTAACTGGAAAAAACAATATGGAACAATGTACAACTGTGTATCTGTAGATAATAAAAAAGCTATTGCATGGCTAAAATATCTAGGTGCAACTTTTTCTGAACCATTTCCAGTCGGTGAAGATGATAAATATTTTATGAAATTCGTTTTATAAATAAAGTTTAAAAGAAAGGGAGTGTTTTTATGTGTAGTGTAATGGCAGGACTTACAGCTCTTGGTGGATATTTAGGCTATAGACAAAATAGACAAATAGCAGACGCACAAGCACAAGCTTATAATGCACAAGCACAAGTAGCTGAACAAAATGCAAGAGTAGAAGCTAGAAAACAAGAGCAGATTGCAGATAATTATGCTCAAGAAGCTAGACGCTTAAGAGCAAGACAGCGTTTATCTGAAGGAGCCCAAAGAGCTCAAACAGGTGCATCAGGTTTAGATTTTAGCGGAAGCTCTATGGATATATTATCTAGCGGACTAGAAGCATACAATCAAGACCAAGTTAATTTATTGAATAATCAAAGAAATGATAATTATGCAAGCCGTGTAGCACAGACAAATTATCTAAATCAGGCAAACGCTATGCGAGCATCAGCTTCAAATGTAAAAAGCCAAGCAAAAAGTTCATGGCTTCCGACACTTTTGGGGACTGCTGCTAGTATCTATGGCATAGAACAACCATGGAAAAAAGCAAGTAGTGGCAGTAATGCTGTAGGAGCTATTACCAGTGCAGGAACGAACATGGCGATAAATTATTATACTGGTAAATCAAATACAGCTGGTGCAGGAACAAACATGGCAATAGATTATTATTCTGGTACAAATCAAACAGGCATGACACCGCAAACAAGTGCTACAGTAAATTATTTTGGCGGAAATACTGCTTTTAATAATAAGAAGAATAAATTATTCAATCAGAATTTAAATCTTATGGGGTGGTAAAAAATGAAGATAACGACATATCGTCAGGCTGTAAATCCTAGTGTGATTAGTGGCCCATCAAGACAAGTAACTACAGATATAAACGCTTATGGCGGTAAGGGTAATAATTATGGTGATATGGCTTCGGCACTAGGACAGGTAAACAAAGTCCTAGCACAACAGCGTGATGATGAAGATGCTACAGCAGTATTAGATGCTAAAAATAAAATCATATCTAGCCTGACAGACCAACTATATAATTCAGAAAATGGCTTGCTTACTACAGGAGTAGGGCAAAATGCACAAGGATTAACGGATAGAGTAAATCAAGCGATACAGAAAACTACAGATGAAGTAATCAAAATGCAAAATCCTAGAGTGGCTTATCGCTTGAAAAATAGCATCACGGATAATATAAATAACTTTCAAAGAATTGCTATGGGGCAGGAACGAGAACAAAAAGAAGCCACAGATAATGCAAATTGGGACGCACTACTCTCTAATAAAGCAATATTAGCAGGCAACACTTATAGCGTACAAAATATGGTAACAAATATCATACGTGATACAGAAAGAGATTTAATCACTAGAGGAAAAACTAAAGGCTGGACAGGAGCTATATTTGAAGCCAATAGACAAAAGATGATAACGCAAATAGTAGCAAGTGCAGTGCAATCAGCCCTAAATGATAATGCTGATGATAGAGCTTTGGAGATTGCCAATAATTATAGAAAAGATATGGACCAAGGAACATATGGCAAGCTTGTAAATAGCATTAAAAAGAAAAAAGAAGTAAATGATATGTACATTGAAGCAGATAATCTGATTGTACGAGATAAAGACGGAAATATAGATTTAGAAGCTAGTAGAAAGAATGTAGAAAATAAATATGGTAGAAATGCAGTACGTTATGAAAATGACGCACCATATGACCATTTATATGATTTAGCTTTGAGAGTAACGAAGATAACTGGCGGTAATCCAGATTTTATCTATGGACAAATGAGCTTAGAGTCTGACCATGGTAAATCTCGCTATGCTATAGAAGACCATAATTATGCAGGGCTTACTAATGGGCCGTTTGCAAGTGATGATGATTTTGTACAAGCCTATGCTGATACATTAATGCAAGATAGATATAAAGGTTGGCAAAACGCATCTACTGCTACAGAATACGCAAATATTATGTATAATGGCGGATATTTCACAAGTAATCCAAATCAGTATGCTGTAGATATTGATAATATCGCCAATAGCCGTAAAAAATCTAGCGGTATAACAAGTGATATGGTAGACGCAGGTGCTAATGCATGGCTAAATCAAACCATGGATAATGGCAAAAATGGCTGTGCTGAATATGTAACAAAAGCAGGCTCTATGTATAGCCCATTCTTAAAACAAGAGTTTGATAAAGGTGTAGTCTATGTACCTACGCTAGTTGAAAATGCTAGAAGTGCTGGAATTCAAGTAACAGACTTTGACGCAAATAATCTTAAAAAAGGTGATTTGATTGTCTACTCTAGCCCATCACAGGGCAGTGATTCTCATGTAGTAATCTATGACGGCAATGGCGGATATTATGGAAATAGTAGCTCAAATAATATCACCATGCATGGCGATAACTACAACATAGAAGGACTGACACCGCAGAGAATTATTAAAACTGGTGTAACAGGTAGGCAAGTATCAGGCTACGATATGCAAAAGCAATTAGACATAATGAGCATAATTGAAGGCAAATATAAAGAAGAAACTGCTATAAAAAATCAACAGCATAATAGTTATGTTACAGGCTTAGAAGAAAGTATAAGAAAAGGTGCTACTGGAAGTTATATTGCTACTAAGCAGATGTTGGATACAGAGGCGGAAAATAAAAATATATCATGGACAGAACATGATAATTTATTAAAAATTGCTGGTGATAAATACAATATCAATGTAGCTACAGGACAGGCAAAAGGAACTGGAAGCGGTAAAGCGTATAATCCAACAAAAGACCAGCATACTTTATCTGTAAATCAATTGCGTTTACAAATGGGAGAAGATTTAACAGCAGAGCAGATTATAGCTGGAAATGAAGCTAGTGCAAGACTTATTGAAAATGGTTATGCAATAGGTGGAGCAGACTTAAATAATAAAAAGGTTATAAGTAATATTACTACACTTCTTGATAATGGTGAAACGCCAGATGATATAAAAGAAATGTTAATGGCTTCAGGAGCATCAGAATATACAGCGAATTATTATATTTCTACAATAGATAATTCGTATTATGAATAGGAGTAAAATATGGCTTTAGACGTAAATAAATTTAGTGATTTAGTAAATAAAAAGGTAGCAGAAAAGCAACAGCCACCTGAAGAAGAAAAATCCATATTTGAACAGATTGGCGAAGTAGTAACAAATCAATCTGATATAAATAGACAAGTAGCCCAAGAGTCTACAGAAATTGCACAGGACGCACTGCAAACAGCAGGGCAAGGGATAGATTTAGTAGTAAATACAGCTAGTGATATCAACAATGCTTATCATAATTTTTTAGATGAGCAAAGAAATATTACTGGAGCATATACTACAGCAAATATTAATCAAGCAAATGAAACAGGCGATTATAGTTTTCAAAATAAAGCTGTAGAAAATTTACAACAGGCAGGGCAAGAACTTATTTATTCACCATTAAAACAAGTAAGCCGTGCCATTGTAAATCGCTATAGTGATGACAATGAAAGCATATTGCAAGATGTAGCACAGGGAATACAAGAGAGCAATGCCTATGTAAATTACATGATGACTGATGAGGAAAAACTTCAAAAAGCCATTGAGATTGAAAATGAAACAGGCATAAAAGCCAAAGAGTTTTTAAATGATACTACTGCATATCGTGAAGCCATTGAGATTTATAACTACGCTAAGAAGAAAAAAGAACTTGGCGGAGATATGAATGATGTATTTAATGAATTTCCAGAATTAAAAAATATAGCTAGTATGGACGCACAATCAGCTGCACTAGCTCTACATGATATTAATAGCGTAAGAGAAACGCAGGGAGTCATTGACTCTTTTAATAAAATGTGGGAGTACGGAAATAAACATCTTGAATATAGCAATTTAAATTATAAATTAATGACAGGGCAGGCAACGGAAGAAGATAAGGCTCGCATTGATGAATTAAAAAAACAATTAGAACAAGCACCAAATCTACCTGCATTTTTAGATAATCCATTTGCTGTAATAGCAGGCGGAGTGGCTGGCTCTATGCCAATGATGATACAGTCTATGGGCGAGATGATAGATGATTTTGCTATAGGTGCTAGTGCAGGTATGGTAGCAGGTGCTTTAGCAGGTTCAGCTGTTCCTGTAATAGGTAATGTAGGTGGTAGTTTAGCAGGTGCAGTCGGTGGTGGTATTTTAAATGTTATAAGGACAAATACCATAAGACAAGGAGCTATGCAAGGAGCAAGATTAACAGGTGGATATCTAGCAAGATATGGAATGTTTGCAGGTATGGCAAAGCCTGCAACTGGCGGATATTATGCAGAATTCAAAGACTTGAAAGGCGAAGATGGAAAGCCACTACTTTCAGATGAAGCAGCTCAAGATTATGCAGTAGTAGCAGGTGCATTAAATGCTGGTATTGAAATGCTAGATTTTGGTTTAATCAAGGACGCATTCACAGGCAACGTAGCCAAGCAGACTGTAAAAGAAATTATCGCTACAGCACAAAAACAAGCACTAGCCAAAGAAGGTATAAAATCTTTCTTCACTAATAGAGCAAGTGCAATAGCTAAGGTATCTATGGCGGAAAGTGGCGAAGAAGGTTTGCAATCAATATCTGATGATTTGGTACACAATCAAATAATGCAAGATACTGGCGATACTACAAATAGAGTATATACAGCTACAGAGATTGCACAGCGTGCTTTGATGAGTGCAGGCGAAGCACTACCAGGAGCTATTGGCTTTGGTGTGATATCTGCTGGAGTAGGTGGCTTCAATGAGTCTTTGGGATTTTCTCGCAATCTAAAAAGATTGATGAGTAATAATGCTAAATTGGAGCAAAGCACTAGACAAACTTTCGCAGGTACACTGATGTTAGAAAGATTACAATCTGCTGTTAGAAATAGCAAATTAAAAAAGACAGCACCAAAGGTACAAGAAAGATTGTTGCGTAGCCAACTGGATAATACAGGTTTTGAAATGGCTTATGTAGATATACCTACAGCACTTGAAAGTCAAACAGGAAAGCAAGACCTTGAAACATTGGCAAAGACAGCAGGATATACGCAGGAAGATTTAAAAACAGCTATTGAAATAGGTGGAACGCTTGCAATTCCTACAGCGAAATTTGCTCAAGCGGAAACTACAAGCGATATCATGCGTGCTGTAACTTTCAATCAAGAAGCAGATCCAATCGGCAAGCTAAGAAAAAATGCTGAAACTATAACAAGTGAAATGCAAGATAGTATACAAAAAACAGCAGATAAGCAACGTATGCTGATAGATGCCATAATGCAAGAACAATTTGCAAATGGTACAAAAGAACAGCAGACTATGGCACAAGCTGTAATTTACAATAATGTATCTAATCCAGCTAAAGGTTGGAAACAAGTCCGTGATGACCAGATAAATGAAAGAAATAATATTTTAGTGCCTGCAATAGATGCCATAAAAAAGAGCATAGAACAAAATGATACATGGTATCAGGAATTCTATGCTAAACATAACAGAGCCATGACTGATAAAGAAATTGAAGATATGGCTTATAAATTAACTGTAGGAGATGAAACAGCACCATCTATACCAACATGGCAAGCAACAACTCCTGAAGCTGTGCAAGCTTTGGCTGAAAATAAAAATATACTAGATGATATAGATAATAATTTGAAGGTATTAGATGAGATAAAACCACAGCTTAGCAATTTAAATGGTGTAGAAATGAGGTTGGCTGAAGGACTTACTAAAGACGGATATGCAGTATATAATCGCCTATCAAAACAACTTCAAAATGCTGGCGGAAAAGTAAAACGTGCAAGCCGTATGAGTGCTATTTTATTTGCTAGACATGCAGATATAGTGGCAGACATAATGCGAAGACATGGCAATGAAAACTACACAGCCATGACTTATTACAATGAAAGATTTGCTCTAAATACTGTAAAAGGAAAAGGAACATATAAACAATTTGCAGGCGAAAAGGCACTAAATAAAAACATTGAACAATTAAAAATAGCTAAGCAATTAGATGCAGAGGGTGAATATACTGATGAGGTAATTTGGCAATATACAGGTTGGGTAAAAGGAAAAGATAATAAATGGAGATTTGAAATACCTGATGATACTAAATTATTTGATATGAAACCTCTCGAAAAAATAAATAATATAACTTTAGCAAACAGTTTTGATGAAACAAATTCTATTTCATTAGATAAGATTTATAAGAATGAAAAACTATATGAAGCCTATCCACAACTTAGAGATATATTAGTCTTAAAAGAAAAAAGTAAAAGTATAGAACATCAAGCTAGTGCTAGAGATGTAGATATTAATGGCAAAAAATTAAGTGTAATAGTAATAAATGATAGATTGAATGTAGATACAGATAAAATGAAAATTAATATCGTACATGAAATACAACACTTAATTCAGAAAATAGAAGGGTTTGCAGGTGGCGGAAATTTAAATTCTAAGCAAGAAATTTTAGACCAACTTTATGATGAAGTATTGAAGGAAATAAAAGCATATAATAGTGCTTTTTGGAAATCAAAAGCTCAAAGTGAAAACTTGAGAAAAGAGGGAACAAGTGAACTTGAAGCATTAAAAAATGCTGATTTAGAAAAATTTGAAAAAGCAAAGTTATATTGGGACTTGCAAAAAATAGATGATATAGAAGTTTATATGAATTTAGGGGGTGAACAAGAAGCAAGGGAAACTGCTAATAGAGTAGGTAGAGGAGATTATAATCTATTAAATAAACCAACTATTCATGATGAAAATGCAATTGTTAGCAGTGATGGGAAAGTAATTATAACAGCAAAAAAAGAAGCACCTAAATTAACCAATAAAGAAGTAAATATCATACAAGAAACTGCTGAAAAAGTAGAAGAAAAAAATAAAAAAGTAGTACAGAAAAAGGTACAAAAAATAAAAAATGAAACTACTGCCAATATAAAAGGTGATATCACTTTATTGAGTAATGGTCAGCGTGTTATCAATCTGTATAAATCTGCTGATGAATCAACTTTTGTACATGAAATGGCACATATGTTTTTAATGGATTTAGATGAGCTTGCTAAGATTGATGAATTATCTAAAAAAGAATTGGATATAGTAAATGATTGGGCAAGTTGGAAAAATGAAAAATCCATTGATGAATATAAAAATGCTCCATGGTACAAAGAATTTAAAGCACGTCATGAAAGTATAATAAATGCTAAAAATGCTGGTGATGTAGCCAAAGTGGAAGAATTAAAAGAAGCATGGCGACAAGAACGATTTGCAAGGGCATTTGAATTATATTTACAAAAAGGAACTGCACCAAGTAAAGGCTTAAAAGATGTGTTCCGTAAGTTTAAAAAATTCTTGCGTGATATCTATATTGGATTTACTTCTATTGGCGGAGTAGCAAGCTCAAAAGTAGAAGCCATAATGCAACGTATGGTGGCTACAGAAGAAGAAATAAATCAAATGGCATTAGATGATAGATATAGAGATATCACTAAGGCAGGCGGTGAAAAGCTACTTGATGAAACGGAAGAACAAACTTATAAACGTTGGCACAAGGAAGCTACAGAAGAAGCCAAAGAGCATTTAATGAAGATAGTAATGCAAGATTTAAAAGCTGAAGCCAAAGCAAAATTTGATGAACGTGTAGAAAAAGAGCGAGCTTATAAACTAAATGAATTAGAAAATCAACCTGTATATATAGCTCAAGAAGCTTATAAAGAAGCAGGAGATATAAATATAGTTCTTAATTGGTTTGGTAGCGTAGAAGAATATAAACAGGCCCTAAAAAATACTAAGCCTATACAGACTGCACTTGATGAATACATGAAGCAGTATGAAAAAACTTTAGATACTGAACTAATGGAAAGCCATTTATCCGAAGAAAATATCTTGCAGGCTATGGAAGATAGTAAGTATACAAGTAAACTTGTGGCAATGGAAACTAGGATATTTAATGAAAAAGTAAAATTGATAAATAAAATAGGCTCTAAAACGCAAGTTGCTATGCAAGATGTAGAAGATAAATTAAATGCCCTTGATGATTACACAGATTTAAAAGTAGATAAAGAAGATGCTAGAGTAAAAAATGTGATGAACGCTTTGAATAAGCTTAGATTTAGCACTAAATGGAATGCCAAAGATTTAGGAAAAATTGAAGCAATGTTTAATAGCAATACAAAAGAAACTTTAGCTGAAGCTTTTAAACAATTTGTAGAAGAAACAAAACAGCAAAAGATAAATCGTGAAGCCATAGAAAAAGCCCATGAAGGTAAATTGAAAATGTTCAAGGAAATGGCAGAGCGTGCTTTGGACGGCAAAACTATTTTTGAAGCTTGTAATGTAGCTCTTTATCGTAAGAATGAAAGTATGCATGCACGCAGAGTAAAACAAGCTGTAAAGGCTAGTAACTGGGAGCGTGCCATGAAAGAAAAAGAAGCACAGTATATTTCTGCTGCTATGGCTCAAAAGGCATTGAAAAATAAATTGTATATACAAAAGAAAATAGAGAAGGTGAATAAACAGCTAAAAGTACGATCCATAAAATTACCAGCACAAGAACGATACTGGCATAAACATTTAGCCTATATCTTAGGTATCACAAATAAAGATGCTAATCCACCTGTAGACGGAATAACACCACTTGCAGATTTATTCAAGGGATTACAAGACAGCTTGGATTTAGAATATACCCCAACAGATATATTAGAGATAACAAGCCGTAGTGATTTCAGCGGTTATCAATCTATGACTATAGCCCAATTCGAGGACGCAGTGGAAGCACTAGATATCTTATATACAACAGGTAGAGATAAATTCAAGCTAAAAACTATACAGGGGAAATCTATAGATGATGCTATAAATGAAATAATACTTGATGATACTGCTTATAACAGGTCAATGGTAATAAATAAAAAGATAAATCCAGATAAAGGCGGTCTTGGCTATAACGATTTAGTGGATAAGATACCACTTATTGGGGACGCTATGGCTCGTGGCGGTGCAAAATATTTAAGTTCCATGATGAAACCAGAAGAAATAATAAATATTTTGGGAACAAAAGCTCATAAATATCTGTATGAAACGTATGAGCGAGCATCTAATCTTGAAGCTGAAATGATGACCAAAAACGTATATAAGATAAAAGAAATTTTAAAAGATTATAGCCATAGTGAAAAATTATCATGGAAGAAACAGCAGTATAAATTGGAATTTGAAGATGGTACAGTAGAAAATCTATCAAAAGAAAATATTATCTGTATGGCTCTAAACCTAGGTAATGATATAAATAGAAGCCGTCTTGCTGTAGGATTTGGCTTGACAGAAGAATATCTCAAAGAATTTGTTGAAAAGCATATGACCAAAAAGGATTGGCAAATGGTACAAGATATATGGAATCATTTACATTCTTTCTGGAAAGATACAGTAAGGGTAGAGCAAGAATTAAACGGCGTAACACTAAAACCGCAACAGCCAACACCATTTGATGTGAAGTTACCTGATGGCGAGATATTGCATTTAGAAGGTGGCTATTATCCTATAGTAGCTAATCCACTAAAGAGCAATAGAGCCAATGAACAAGAGGTAAATGAAGCGGTAAGACGTACTATGAGCGGTGCACAAGTATTAGGCACTGGCAGAGGATTTACAAAGGCACGTTCACAGGCAAATATTGATAGAGCGTTGCTTTTAGAATTTAGTGTAATACCTGACCATTTATCAAATGTAATCCACAATATAACGCATAGAATACCAGCAAGAGATGTTTATAGATTAGTAAAAAATAAACAATTTGAAGAATATGTAAATAGAACTATGGGTAAAGAAATATACCAGGTATTAGATGAATGGGCAGTGGATAATTGGCGAGTGATACCAGAAGCTAGTAATAATAAAACAGTGCAAAAAGTGTCTAAAATGCTTAGCTATTTAAGAACAAATTCCACATTTGCAATAATGGGATATAGACTTTATCCAATAATTGAAAATATGACCAACATTGCACCAATGATGGATAAATTAGGTGCTATGAAATCTTTAGTAGCAATAGCAGATTACTATACAAATATAAGTAAATATCAAGAAGTGTTGCATAAATCAATCTTTATGAAGAATAGGCTAAATCATATGGACAGGGATATAAAATACATTCCGGGATTATTTGATGAAGATAGATTAGTAACAGGATTTTTAAAAGAACATGCATACACACTTATGACCTATAGTGATTTGATGTTTTCTGCTCCGTTATGGTGTAGAAGCTATAAAGATGCCTATGCTAAAAAACTTAATGAGGTAAAAAAAGAAAATGAAGCTAATGTAGAAAAATTGCAAAATGCACAAGCTAAGGTATCTACAATCAGAGCTAGAATAATGGACCTGCAACAAAATGCATTGAAATCAAATTTTGATGTGCAAGGTACAAATATAAATCAAGTGGGGGATTTTAAGACTTTTGTAAATACAAGAGAAGAATTAAATCAACTACAAAAAGATTTATATATGGCGGAAGTAGAGCTAGATAATGCGAGTGAGCTTAGATTCTTAACAGATAAAGAAATCTTGGCTGAAGCTGAAAGTCGTTCCATTGCTGAAGCTGATAAATCTATTCGTGAAGTATTCGGAAGTGGACAGACAAAAGATTTAGCATCTATCCAAAAAGGTGGAGAGTTGCTGAAATTATTTACACCTTTTTACACTTTCTTTAATACGCAGGCTAATGCTATCTTGCAAGCTTACTATAAAGGAAAATTTATGAAGCCGACTACAATGGGTGAAAATATTACAAGGTGGCTACCTGTGGCAAGGTCTTTTCTATATCGTATTGTGCTTACTTCTGCATTATCTACTATGCTACGTATGGCACTGCTCGGTGATGGAAATGATGATAAGCATAAATATGAAAAGGTGAAAAATGCAGAGGGTACAGAAGAAAAAATAGAGATACCTGCAATGCAAAGATTTTTGACACAGTTTGGCAAAAATACTTTATCCACTATGGCTGGCACTATGTGGGGTGTACGAGATATAGCAAGCTTTTTTATCAATGAAAGTTTTGAAGGTACAGATTATGGTAGAGGTATTGGCTTTTCTAATGTGGCACTTGCTGGCGGTGAAAAGATAACTGCACTATATAAACTGCTAGATAAAAAAGCAGAAAAAGATTTAGAGATAGCAGATAAGGAAGCTAAATGGCAAGCTGAATATATGAAGGCAGGGGCAAAGAAAAGAAAGACCATGCTTGAAGATAAACAGTACCAAAAGCCACCAAAACGCATAACCTATGCAGATATAGCAAAAGCTACAGGCGAAATAGGTACAACATTTTTTGCAGCTAGAACAGGTATAACAAGTACCATGGCAAATAGTGTCTTCACCACTATGCAATATATAGCTGATGGTGATGGTCGATATGATACGAACCTTAAAAATATTATTTGGTCTGCACTCTTTAATAAAAAGCCAGTAGAAAGAGTGATACCAGAAAAACCGAAACAACCAAAGAAAAAGGGGAAATCTAAGAACGTAAGGAGATATTAAAGATGATACAAGACCAAACAACAAAGGTTATCTATGTAGGGAATGGGCAGACAACCCATTTCCCATTCAAATTCAAATATAACGATAAAGCACATATACATGTGGCTATTTATGATATAGATACACAAGTACAAACAGAACTCACTAAAGATTTTTTCGTAGACAGTGAGAAAAACGAAGTGATTTATCCTGGATATCAAAGCGGACAAGAACCACCAGAAGCACAGATACCACCAGTACTACAAGCAAATCAAAAGTTAGTAGTTTACAGACAAACACCACTAACACAAGAAATAGATTTTGGCTCTAAATATCCACTGCCTTTTGTAGAAAATGGAACAGATAAAAATACCATGATATCCCAAGAGATGAAAGAAGCCCTTGAACGTTCTGTAAAAGTAGATATGGGCAGTGAAGTAAAACCAGATGAACTGCTGACTGATATAAAACAAAACGTAGCAGACGCTAACCAATCCGCACAAAATGCCCAGCAATCAGCAAATGAAGCACAAGAGTATGCACAAAATGCTAATGCTAATGCTCAATCAATAAATATACGAACTTTCCCGAATGTAGAGAGCATGAAGCAAGCCAATAATCTAAAAACAGGAGGATTGATAAAAACACAAGGCTTCTATCAACCAAATGATGGTGGTGGAGCTGATTATTTAATAACAGATAATATAGGTGAAGATGAAGCTGATGAAGCTAGTATTATAACTTTACAAAAAAGATTATATGCATACTTAATAATACAAGACGTTTTAAATGTTAAACAAATGGGTGCATACGGAGATGGCGTCCATGATGATACAAATGTCTTAAAGAATAAAATATTTTTGACAGGTAACCCTTATATAAAAGGTATAACAGCTTATTTTCCTGATGGTGATTACCTAATATCTGAAACTTTGGAAACAAGTACAGATTTTCCACGTAGTATAAGAATGGAAAAAAACGCAAGAATATTTACAAACACGGAGGACTTAGAATATCTAGTGCGTCTTGGTAGGTGGGGGACTACTAAATGGAATGGTAGTATTATAGGTGGTATTTTAGATGCCAATGATAAAGCTAAGTGTTGTTTTGGAGCAAGTAGTTATAATTACTTTTCTTATCAAGATGTGTCATGTAGAAATTTTAAGCTTTATGGAGTGCATACAAATCCAAATAATATACCTTCTTATTGGTTTAGAGGTAATAATATGTACTTTAAAAATACTACAGAATGGACTGGTTCTACTTCCATTCGTTGCGGTAATGTCGACAATTTTTTCACGGACATATTTAGTGAAGGGGTTCATAAGGGGATTTATCTAAGAGATAAAACAATGGTGACAAATATGCACCACTGGTTACTACCTGATAGCGGTATAGTAACAGATAGCTGTCTAGCAGAGATAGATAATACAGATAATGCTTCACTAGGCTTTGGTACAGTGTTTACTCGTTGTTATGCAGATACAACGCAATATGCTATAAGAGTTATAAATACACAAAACACAGATAGTAGTCATGTAGATGTATGGACTAGGGATTGCTTCTTCCACCTAGCTGATACTGATAGCGGTGCTATATATGTCTTAAATAATGGTGCTAGAGTTACAGATATAGGTAGTTATTTTTTTACATCTAAAAACGCTAATGCTAAAGTAGTTAAAGCAGATACTCCAGATTATAATAGTTACACCTTTGTAGCAACAACTATAGCTGGTAACAATAACGATAATGCCTTTTTTGATAATTGGCATAGACTAAAATCACAAGGCATAGATAATGCTAATAACGCTATATATGAAGGTACTTATTTTATGCTTCCTTCAGCACAAAATGCTCCTAAAAATGTAAACACAATGCTAGAAGTAGTACGTTCCCCTCAATCATGGAATAATAACCAAGCTTATATTTTACAAAAAGCTTACACTCTAGAAACAGACCAAACAATAACATTATATGTAAGATATGGTCTAGGTTTTAATAATAGTATAACATTTAAAAGATGGACAAGAATTGCTTCATGGCAAGCAGACGCTTGAAAGGAGAGAGAATAATGTTAAGAAAAATAATTATACTGACAATGTTATTAATATCATCTTGTATATCATGCTTTGCTAGTAGCCTTCATGATATACAAGATGATATAGGTACAGATAAATTTGCTCATTTTGGTGTTGGCTATGTAATATCTAATGAACTTCAACATGCAGGCATGAGTAAGCTTGAAGCGGTGGCAACAGTGGCATTTCTTGCTTATGCAAAAGAAAAATGGGTAGATGATACATTCAGTAAATCGGATATCGGTGCTACAGTTTTGGGCGGAGTGATACCGCTATATAAAAAGGAATTTTAAGTTTACTTTACTTTTTGCAAAAATCTATACATTTACTTGACTTTAAAAGTAAAGTAGGTGTGTAGATTTAGCTAAAAAGTAAAGTTGATAATGAGGTGATGAAAATGCAGGAGCTTAGTATATTTTTAAAATCATTGATACCAGTAAGATTAGAAATAGAAGTAGGTGTTATAGTGGCTTTTTGTGGTACTGTGGTTAATTATTTTTTAGGGCAATGGTCCCCGCTTTTAGAAACTTTGATTGTATTTATGTTTTTTGATTATATAACAGGGGTCATGTCTGCATGGATAAATCCTCACAAAAAGCTAGACAGCAGAAAAGGTTGGAACGGATTAAAGCGAAAAGGCGTAATTTTAATCATGGTCATGCTTGGCCACTTCTTTGATAATGCTATTGGTCAAAACGATTTGACTCGCAATATTATTGCATTATTTTACTTAGGAAACGAGGGATTATCTATATTAGAAAATGTAGCAAATTGTGGTGTACCAGTACCCCAAAAATTCAAGGATAAACTGGCACAATTCGCTGATGATAAAGTGATGAGAAAATAAAAGGAATAAGGTCATGGATAAAAATAGAAAAAATGCCAGATACTGGCTTATAAATGCAGATAGACAAGCGTTTGAAGATATCTTATATCATGCGAAGATTACTCCTAGACAGCAAAAAATAATAGAACTGCGAATACTTAAGAATATAGAAATAGTGAAAATAGCTCAAATGATGAACCTATCTGAAGAAACAATCCAGAGAGACATTAAAAGAAGCTATGACCTTATAAGTAAGTCGCTGATAAAAAGTAAATTCATATAATAAAAAGGCTAAAGAGTAGATAAATTTTACAGATTTATGACGGTTTAAACCCCATAAACTATAAGCTTTATCGACACTTTAGCCTTTATTTTTTCATCTATAATTAAATTAAAGAAATGAGGTGGCAAGATGTTTGAGAATACACCATTTTATCAAAATCAAAATATGAATCCATATTATAATCCTAATTTTCAACAGCAACAGCGACAACCACAAAATTATAATCAGATGAACCCATATCAGCAGGTCAATACACAATTTACTAATCAACCACAAAATCAACAGCAGATGATACCTACTGGACTTAAGGGGCGAGTGGTAACAAACGTTGAAGAAGTGAAAGCAATCTTGATAGAAGCAGATGGTAATACTCATTATTTTCCTTGCCCTGCTCAAAATTGCATCTATACGAAAACCATAGATATGAATGCTCAATCAATTATTAATGTATATACATTAGGGCAAAATGAATTGCCTGTATACGCAGATACAAACAGTGTGAAGATATTAGAAAACAGGATTATCAGCTTAGAAAATTATATAAAAGGTGGTATGACAAATGATAAATCCAATGCAAATAATGGGAATGATGAACCAACTAAGGGGTAATGCTAATCCTTTAGGTATGTTGCAAGGTATGTATGGGAATAATCCAAACTATGCACAAGTAATGCAAATGGTACAAGGAAAAAGCCCACAGCAAATGCAACAAATGGTAATGCAACTAGCACAAAAACAAGGAATACCACAAGAGCAGCTACAACAAATGTTAGCTCAAATGGGCGTAAAGCCTTAACAACTTAAGATTAAAACTTTGGGGAGTGCACACCTAAATTTTTAATAAATAAATACACAAATGAGGTGTAAAAAATGGCAGACATGATGAATGGCGGTGGCGTACTCCCCGTTTATGAAATGAACCGAGATAATGACGGCATGGGCGGTAACGTATGGGTATTACTCTTAGTTATCCTCTTATGTGGTGGCGGTGGTATTGGTGGCTTAGGAAATAGTGGTGTGAATACAATCAATAATGATTTTATTTATAGCAATTTAAATAACACACTAAATACTGGATTTACTCAAGTAGCAAATCAACAGTTTCAAACACAAAAAGATATTTGGCAGGCAGGTTCAAACTTACAAATGCAACTTGCACAAAATGGCTATCAAGCTCAAGCTTGCTGCTGTGAAACAAATCGTAATATAGATGCTGTAAGATATGAAGCAGCACAAAATACTTGTGCTATAACAACAAATGCTACAGCAAATACGCAACATATCTTAGATAAACTTTGTCAAATGGAATCAAATGCAAAAGACCAAAGAATTGCAGACCTTTCCTTACAGCTTCAATCAGCTCAAGGACAGCTTAGCAACTTGGCTCAAACTGCAAACATAATTGCACAGGTACGACCAACAGCAATACCTGCGTATAATGTACCAAATCCAAACTCTTGCTATTATGGCAATGGCTGTTTCAACTAAATAATTGTGCATAGATTGCACCACTAAGAGCGGAGCAACTCCGCTCTTTTTTATGAAAGAAGGTAAATATAATGACTTGTTATCGAAAATCTACATTAAATGCTATAAATACTACAGCACAGGCATTGACTGCTAATAGCTTGGTTACTTTCACCAGTGCTAACGTAACAGGGCAAAGCATAGCATTCACAGCAGGAACTACTCCAGCAACGTTACAAAAAGCAGGGCTTTATTTAGTAACAGTTAATGCAAATCTTTTGGGGACTGCTGCTGGACCTGTAACATTACAATTATTAAATAATAATAATGCTATAGCAGGTGCTAGTGCTACAGTAACAACAGCAGACGCAACAGAATATACGGCAAGTATTACAACAATAATTGAAGTTCCTTGCACTTGCCCATGTACGCCTACAGCCAATAATGTAAATGTACAATTACAGGTACAAACAACAGGTGTAACGGTAAATACAGCAGATTTAGTAATTGTCAAATTGGCATGAGGAAAATACAATGAAAATAAATTGTGAAAAAATATATGAAGAACTTTTGCAAGATGATTATAAAAAAGATGAAGCGATAGAGTTATCTTGTAAAATGCTACGCATGATGAAACATTTTGACGAGGGCACATACAACCGCATTAGTTTAAAATTGCATGTATTAAAACATGGAAAACATTTTTGCGAAAACATGGCCAAAGAAGCAGTAGGAAAAATGAAACATTTTGATGGTTCTTTTGGTGAGCATTGGAGCATAGAGCAGACTAGTAATCTAGCTACACAAAATAATTTAAAAGTAAATAAATATGATTGGTATTATCTTTTAAATATGCTCTATTCTGACGCAGGTAACGTATTTAAAAATGATATACGTACCTATATTGACTTTGCCAAAGCCGTATATCTAAATGACATTGATGGCGAAGAAGGTAAAATATTTGATGAATATATAGCAAAAAATTATATTATTTATTAAAAAGGTATAGACTTTAAAATTTACATTTTGGAAACTTAATACAGTAACAGTAAAAACCGCTACTAATAACTTAATATTGTGGCGGTTTTCTTATTTAGGAGTGTGAAAAATGTTAAACAATCAATTGGTACTTAAGTATGAAGCAGGTGGCAATCCTGCAACAGTCAGTACAGGAAGCGGAGATTTAGGCGGTAAATCTTATGGAAGGTATCAGTTTTCCAGTGAAGCAGGAGTAGTTGAAAATTTTGTTGAATGGCTGTGCAATTACCCTGAAGACTGCTATGCAAATTATGGCAGAGTCCTGAAAAATGCCTATCCAGTTAATTCAAGAGAATTTATAAATGAATGGAAATCTATCGGTACAATAGACGCCGAAGGTTTTGGCAAACTGCAAGACGAATATGCAGGCGATATGTATTATAATGCAGGTTATTTTAATCTATTAAATAGTAAATATGACATCACCAAACATAGTGAAGCTATGAAAGCTGTATTATTTAGTCGTGCCATTCAATATGGCCCAAATAATATGTATGAGCTTTGGACAGAAGCAGTAAGACTTATGGGACACCCAGAGATTAGCTGGGTAGATGATAAATGCTTTGATAGAGAAATGATTGAATGCATATATGATTTTCTGATCCAAGAATGTGATAATGCATATATGACTTCTAAAGGTACTTATCACAGCCCCAAAGATTGGGCAAATGGTAGCTATGACGTAGTAAAAATAGGTCTTAGAAATCGTTTTATTAATGAAAAAGCTGATGCATTAGAACTATTAAAAAATGAAGGACTTTGAAAAAAATGTAATTTATAAAATCTTATAAAGCCTTATAAATAAAGGACTTTTAGATTTTAGCTTATTCAAAATACCAGGTATTTTTATAGTTGTATGTATGTAGTGTTTTGAAATTAGATTGCAGAATTTTTCCAGGATATTTTCTGCATGCAACGGTTAATTAATAAATAAAATTTCAATTTAAGGAGAATAAAACAATGAATTTATGTACAAATGATTATTTGCATTTAGCTGAAGGAAATAATTTGATTCCCTACAAATGTATATATGCAGATGAGAAGACTGTAATAATTGCTCCATTAAAATTTATTTTAAATGAAAAGCATGAACCAATAGAAAGTGGAGTAGATGAAGAACATAGAATTGAATTTTTACGTTAATAAGATTAGTAAAAAAGGAGTAATGAAAGATGTTAGTAAAAATTATTAGTACAAAAAAATTACCTGAAGAAGTAGTGGCATATATTAAAAATGTGTATAAAACTAATACCAAGAATATTAATAGTGCATTACTCGATATTAACGACAAATTTAATTTACAAGGTGATAATAGATATTTGACCATGGGACATAGTGAACATGGTGATGTAATTTATTTCTGTGAACAGCGTGCAGAAAATAAAGTTATTGAAGAATTTGAAGTGTGATGATAAATGTGCTTAGTAAAATTAAAAGCTTTATCCAGGAACATAAAAAAATGTGCTGTGTTTTTTTGCTTGTGCTGTGTATTTGCTTTGCCTACTGGTTACTGTTCGCAAACGTATACGATAACACAGGAACAACTAACGACACTAGAAACCAACTTAATACAGCTCAAGAAGAACAACAACGAGCTACAGAATCTATTGAACAAATCCAATCAGGAATTGATGACAGCATCGAAACAGTCGGAAGAATTGAACAGTCAAATAACGAAGCTAAAGACACAGCTGATGACATCACAGACACAAATACAAACATTAACACAGCAATTACAAACGCTCAAGACTCAATCACAACAAGCACAGGACTCATTGATGATAGCCAGCGAAGAATTGAACAAAGTCTCACAATCATTGAAGATATCCGAGCAGGAGCAAAATAAACTGAAAAAACAAAGGCTATTATGGCAAATAATAGCAGGAACATTATTGATATTTAAATAAAAGAACACAAAAACTAGTTGCGATAAGTTTTTGATAAGTTAATCTGCGGAAAAACTTATTTTTTAGTAAAGAAAAAGACTACCTTATTTGGTAGTCTTTTTTGCTTTTCGTATACTTTCTACTCTAGTACACCCACATGATTTAGTATTACCTTTGACAACTAAAGATTTTGTATATTCTTTTATACTTCCACAATCGCATTGACAAAGGACTTTGTTATTTCCTAGCTCTTTTAAAATGGTGAGCATACCGAATTTTTGACCTGTTCTATTTATCATATGTCTGTTTTTATTTAAACACCCGCAAGATTTGGTATGCCCACGAGTAACGTTTGCTTTTATTACTTCAACAACATTGCCACAATCACATTTACAACGTAGTTTTTTTATACTTCGCCCTTTAGAATCTATAGTAGAAAATTCTTCTAATACAGTTAACATATTAAATTTTTTACCTATTATATTTTTTTTTGAAGTAACATGTCTTTTTGTTTTATAAGGGCAGTTTTTATCGCCACAATATTTTTTCGCCCCTAAAATGACATCTTTTTTTAGGGCTTTAATGATATTTCCGCAATCACATTGGCAGATTGCTTTTGTTCTGTAGCCACCATCTTCTTTAATAATAGTAAGGTGGTTAAATTTTTTACCTATATAAGATTTTATTTTCCTACCTGTAAGTAAGCAACCACAAGATTTGGTTCCTCCCTTAATTACGGTTGATTTGGTCAGTATTTTTACGTTACCACAATCACAGCGACAAAGAACTTTATTGCCACCTAATTCCTCTAATATTGTAAGCATATTAAATTTTTGACCTACATAAGATTTACGAACTTTTGCTTTTTTATTTGCAAAATATTCTTTTATAATTGGGGCAAAATATTTTTCTTCTGCTTCTTTTCTAACTTTTTTAGCTTCTTCTAAGGTATCATAATATCCAAGATTTTTTCTGGATATATAGACATTCCATTTATTTCTTTCTTTTGCCCAAATAATACCACGAACCCCACTGGTAGTATTATTAGAATTTGCATCTGTTTTTAATATTCTTTTTATATTTAAGTTATTAAACTCGCTCTTTTTTTTATTTTCTTTAAGTCTTTTTCCACGTAAACAGCCACATGATTTAATATTTTGAGATACAAGATGTCCTCTTGATATATCTTTTTCATTACCACAATCACAGCGACAATGAAAAGTTTTATAAGTTGCATCTGTTGGATATAGAACTGTAAGCAATCCAATTTTTTTACCTGTTAAATCTCTTGGGAAGCCTTCACGTGTAATACAACCACAAGACTTTATATTCCCTTTGACAACAGGATTTTTTACATACTCTTTGATATTGCCACAATCACAACGACAAAGAATTTTACCAGAACCCAGTTCTTTTATAACAGTTAGGTGATTAAATTTTTGTCCTGTATAGTCTTTATTTATAGTTTTTTGACAACCACAAGAAGTTATTTTACCAGCAATAATAGGACTTTTTGTATATATTTTTTCACTGCCACAATCACATTTGGCTAGGACTTTTCCCTTCCCTAATTCTTTGGTAATGGTAAGCATACCAAATTTCTTACCTGTATAATCTTTTGGAAATCTTCGTTGTTTTAAAATTAAACAACCGCAAGATTTTATTATTCCATTTTTTACCTTATATTTATCAATTATTTTTTCATTGCCACAATCGCACTTGCAACGAACTTTATAATGAGGTAATTCTTCTAATACAGTTAACATATTAAATTTTTTACCTACCAAATTTTCTTTTTCCATAAAAACTCCTCCTTGATAGATAATCAAAGATAAGCTATAATATTTACAGCTCATCTGATTAATAGAAACATTAGATGTAAGGGCATTTACTAGGGCATTAGTAAATGCTCTTTTTTATTATATCACTTTATTTACCTAAATAATACTATAAAAATAATATAAAATCAATATAATTATAGAATATAATAATTATAAAAATGATATAAAAATACTTAAATAAAAGAAAAAGCCGATATTTTGATATCGACTTTAGTTTGACAATAGGTTTAATTTAATATATTATAAAGGTGTAAATAATTTGACAATTTAATAAAAAGTTTTTAGAAATAAAAAAGACCAAACGTGCTGGTAACACGATTGGTCTTGCCGAACAACCTACCACAAATAAGTTGTCCGAGTTGTTTTCTAAACTCATTATACTTATATATTAGCGATATGTCAACGACATATCATAAATTATTAATGATTTTAGGTAGGTTAAGTAGGCACATTTACATTTTTCCCATGTGGGAATGATGATAAATGTGTTTTTTAGTATCTAAAATCAGGTATGGGAATAAACCATATCAGCGTGCCATGATGCTTATTCATGGAAAGCGAAAGCTACACTTGGCAAGGTGTATAAACTAGGATTGCAGAAAGTAATCCACTGTATCGTCAGCAGAGGCAGGGAAATCGGCGGGGCATTTGGATATATTCTACTATCCAAATTTACCTAAGAGGGCGGAATGTCGTTAAACTCCCTTAATAAGCCTAACCTATTATATAAATTGCAAATCAGAGCCGTTTTAAGGCTCTTTTTTTATGCGGTTAATATAATTGTATGGTTAAAAGTAGACGACGGTGGTTAAAGCAATTTTAGATTGCAGATTGGGATTGCAGATTTTATCTGTAAGCCGTATTAGGATAACATGTGGAAACGCATGGCGGTTGGGGCAATGAGGTAACCGTTAAAAATCCTACCTGTGTAAAAGCAGGAACTAGTAGAAACTGGACTGGCAGACGCAAGAAAACCAGGCGTAAAAAAATATAGTTATATCTTTAGTAGAACGCTAAAGGTATAACTATATCTAGAACACGGCTCCGCAATCCTCCCAAGCGTAATCTTTTTTGGGTCAGAAGTAAAGCCAAAGTTAGTGTCTAGTTTTAAAAGATTTATATATACCAATAGAAAGAAGGTGAGTAGATGCCAACAATAAAAGATATAAAAGCTATAGCAAAAGATAGAGCTATAGAGCTACCAAAGAAAGCAAAAAAAGCTGATATGATACATATATTGCAGGAGCAAGAGGGAAATAATCCTTGCTATGCAACTAAGAAATGCAGTGATGATATATGTCTTTGGTATAAGGATTGCCAAAAGGCGATAAAATAAAAGGAGCTACTAAAACAGTAACTCCTTTTTTTATATTCAAATTTGCGTTTCGACTATTAGATATGAAATTTGTATTTATTTGAAAATAGCTCATGAATTTTGGACGTCGTTCATCACGACCTGAAGGATAAAATTATTTACGCTTCGGTCTTGTTTTTGAGCTTCTTCTTTTACCTTGATATATAAATCCATATCAAGG